CGGTATGGGTCTTTCCGAGACCGGGGGGAGAATAGATGTAGTGGTGAGGATACTTACCCACGTAGTTCATCGTTGAGATTTGTTCTCCGATGAAGAATAACTTCTGACGTTCTTTGGAACCGAGTTTGAGAAATTGTTGTTGTGTCTGTGTCATGGTAGTTGTTTTAAGAGTTGTAAAGATAAGGAAAATTAGGAACCGATACCCCAAAATTGTGTATCAGAATCAAAGTCCTCAACAATTTCTACAACGTAATCGTTGTATTCGTGCATAGGACTTGGAACATTGTTCTTACGAAGAATTTTACGGAGATGTTCCGTTCTCTGTTCGTCGGATACAAAGTCAATTTTCGTTCTGAATACGAAGTCGGTTGGGTAGTCGATAATGATTGTTTTCATTTTATGAATGTTTCCACAAAGGTAAGGAAAACAAATCAAACCACAAAACCATTTTTTTCATTGAATTCATCAACGATTGTTTCAAGTCCATAGAGATGTCTTTGTATCTCATCCAACATACCATTGATGTCAAGATTGACACGACCATCTTCATCAACTTCATAAAATACTTCCACACGAATTGACATATCGTGTAGTTCAGTTGTGTTTTCCAATGGACCTGTGAAGTCCGATTCGTCATTAAGATAGATACTCATAGTGTTTTTGTTTTTACAAAGATACGTATTCGAAGGTATATGTTGTTCGAAAACCCGCAGAAAATCTTGATTTTATTTTATCGTTATTGTATGTATCCTTGTTTTCTTTTTTATAGATAAACTTCCAATTAGGATTGTTGAGACAACGATGAATTAGAGATGGATGAGTTGATGTAATTCTCAATCTAAAACCTTGAGATACGTAATAATTTCCAACCCAAGAACTGAGGACATCACCGAAACCCAATCCTTGAAATTGTGGTAATACAACAACTCTATGAATTTTTTTCATATTCCTAAACGCAGGATGGGGGAAATGGATAACAGCACAGAAACCTGCAAGTTGACCATCAACAAACATCACATAACAATGTGAGGAGTTGTTCAACTTATGACTTAGATAGTGATACTTTCTAAAAAGGTTCCACAATCCTTTATCTGTTGTGCGAAAGATTTCAACTGTATGTCGGACTTTTTTTTTTCAGGAATATAAAATTCCATTTTGTTGGTGTCGAAAATCCAATCGGGGTTCATGAATTCTATTACGTCACTATGACAAGATATTCCGACGAACTTTTTGTTCATCTTTCTAATCTTCTTTGCGAATAATTCACAACCGAATTTTGCGGTTGTTCTATCAACAACAGAAGTAAATTCATCATAGACCATAACATCTTTATCTTGGAGGAGGGAATGACAGAGTTCAACTCTCATCTTCTCTCCCATAGAAAGAACAGAATATGGTTTCAACCAACTCGGAGGAGATGAGAACCCAACAGATATTAAAACTGAAATGATATCATCCAAAGATTTGTTTGTTGGGAAATCTTCAATCACCGAACCGTTAACGAAATTAAAATTGTTTACATATTGGTTTCCGAATAAATGTTTAGCAATCGTTGTTTTTCCACTACCCGAATCACCGATGATGAGACCCACATTCCAATCAAAATCCAAATCTATCTCACCATCAAAATTTTCAACAACGGTATCACCTTGAAGGTCAAAGTATTTCACAATTTGGTCAACCCTATCTGTCTTTGGATAGGTATGTTCTTTTATGATACTGAATTTCATATTATAGAATTTGAATGTTCTTCTTCGTATGTTCAGATAGTAGTTCTTCGAGTAGTTGGTCGTGTTTGAGTTTGAAATACTCATCCATCCTTTTAACCCAACTTTCATCACCTGTCTCCATCCATTCTGTGAGACGTGTGGTCACCAACATAATGTCCCTCATTGACCATTTAAGGTCGTGTGAGGTCATAAGGGTTAGGGTTGTCTTGAGAGCGGATTGTCTATTAACAATCGGTTGTGTGTATTCTTTGAACGCTTGGTTCCTTTCGAATTTCTCGAGTTTTTCGTAGTTCTTCATAATGTTTTTTTTTAATGATACAAAATTCATTTGATACCGTCAACAAAAAATCCCACTTTCTTACGGGAAAATGGGATTTAAAATGGGAGATTATTGAACTACCAAAAATCTAAAAATAAATATACAAAAGTTATTCACGAGGTAAATCTTTTCTTGGTCTTCCCATTGGAAGTTTTTCTGTTTTTTTTTCTTTTCTCGGGAGGTTATGACGTTGAATAAATTGTTCATGAATATCCTTATCCAAATCATAGTTGAGAAGTTTTAGGATTTCGTTTGCCCCCTCGATGACCCATTCAGGAGTTTTCAATTCATTATCTTCTTTCTCTTCTAACATTTCCCTTGAAGATAATCCAATCCAACATTTGTTATGGTGTGGAGTGTGGGTAGTCCTGTTCTCCTTTCAGAAACAATACATCCCTTATCTTCGAGTTTCCATATACGTTCATAGAGGGAGTCATTTTGTTTTATCAACCTTGGTGTCACAAGAACTTGAACCTTTCCGTTCATTGAGATATATTCCAATATCTCCATTTGTTTTTCAGTTATCATAGTTTTTATTTTAAGTTATGTCGTTTCTTGAATTGTTCGTGAACAGATATTTCTCCTGATGTGTCGTATCCAAGTTTTTGAAGGAGAATCCTCGCACCAATGAAATCCTGTTCCGTAACCCTTTGAAGTTTAAGATGTGAATCCTTTCTATCATCATCCTTATCTCGTTTGGTAAAATGTATTTTACATCTTGGTTCCTTTCCCCAACGAGAATCTTTTCTGTTATAGAAATCTTTCTCAGGTTTATACATTCCACATATTGAACAGAAATAAGATAGACCATTATTCTTATCCCAAATTCTTCTGTTAATCAAATCTTTCATATTAATAAATATAAAATTTAATATTAAAATCAACAAATAATTTTTATTAATTCTTGAATTAACAAGGACAATCAACTATTTATTTGTATTGGGTCTTAAAATGGTTTCATCCCATCTTTATACAACGATAGAGAAAATGAAAGATTACTGTTCTTTACAAAAGGTGATTGTTATTTGATAGTTCAAATCTAACGAATTTGAATGAAGGTCGTAACGATTAAGATATTACATCAGTTCACAAGTGAGAGCAATATGATAAACCATAACTCTCGACAAGGAACATATACAGAACAGATGTACCCTTGGATATGGGGATTTGTAGTAGGACTATGATTCTGTTAGTTGTTAAATAAAACAGATGAATATAAAAGGATTGATTGTTGTTTTCCCTAATGGGTAACAACGTAGGGTTCCTTGGATATAGGGAATGTTATATCCAGTAAAGAAAATTAAAATGAGCATTTGGAAATAAGAAATGAATTTTATATCATTAAAAAAACAATCAAATGAAACAACTACCAACAAACTACAGAAAGAATGGATACAATCATGAAGTTGTATACAGAGAAAATGACTTAATAATCTCTAAAATGACCTCAATTGAAAGTGGAAGGTTTTTATGTTATGAAGTTTTTAAGGTCAAAATTCAGAAACCAGGGGATTTCTTTAAGACATTAACAGAAGAAGTTGAGGGAACACCATCAAATGAAGATTGGGGTAACACAGGATTTTCAGTACACACATTAACGGAAGCATTAAAAAAAATTGAATGGTTAAAACAACCACGGAAGAAGGGAAGACCCAAGACTGGCAACTCGGGAATAATTCAAAAACAAGTCCCTTAGAAAGATTAAAACTTATGAATGAATGGTTGAAAGAAATTCATACAGTTTTGAAAAATAAACTCTATCATAAAGAAGATAGACCAATCCTCACAAAAGAGGACTTAGACAAATTAAACTGAAATTAAACATTTTTTATGGGATTCAAGATAACACAGAAAGGAAAGGGAGCAGAGGTTAAAATCCTCAGACATGAAAACCAAGAATACGTTGGAAAGTTTGGAATAATCCAAAGGGTTAGTATGACCTATGGTGTCGCTTACGTAAAACTCGTCAACGAACAAATAGAAGTTAAAGTTCCAATGAAGGACTTATTAATTCCATAATGGTGATATTTATTCCTAATGAATGAAATGTTAATCACAACCATCATCTCCGCAATTACAGGACTTGGTGGGTTTATATACGGAATTAAAAAGGATAAACAAGATATCATATCGAGGTCCTTATCAAATCTTCAACAACATCTAACAATCTACGAAACTCTTATTGAGAATTTAAGAGGAGAGGTTATTATTCTTGTAGAAAAAGTCGAGTCACAACAAAAAATTATTAAAGACCTTGAAATTAAGATTGAAGAATGTCTTTCATCGAGGTCAAACATATAGGTCAAAGTTTTTACACTTCTTAGTTGTCATACCTCAGTTCTGTCTTTTTTTTTTCTTTGACCTAATAACCCCCAATTCTTTGGGGGTTTTTTATATTTATTTATTATGGAAAATGATTTAAGATTAAAAATAACAGATTACTTCAATCTCAACAAAGAAGAAAGATATAAACTGATTTTGGATTTGACAGAATTTTATTTGGATAACAATGTATCAAAACGAACCAAAAATGAGTTCGAGGTATCGATAGGTCAGTTGATATTTCATTTGGAATTGGAACATAGATTTGCGATTAGAAGTGAATCCTACAACCGAGCAGAAATATACTCGAAACTATCGAGTATATTTCGTAACATAAGAGAAGAATATCTAAACGAAGAAGAAGACGATGGGCTGTAATTGCAAAGGAAAAAAACAAGTTATCAATAACCTTCACATACCGAGTTATGTCCAACTCGCAAAGGACTTCCTTACCTCTGTCTCAGGTATCCCTGTGGACTCATTAGAAGACCACCATTGGTCTGAAGGATATCACATATACAATCAGATATTCCCGAACTCGAAAGGTCAACCATCGAAAGAAGAATTGATTAAAATTATAAACAACGCATCCGAATATAAAAAAAGAAAATAATGGAAGAAAAAAGAAAACCAGGTAGACCACGTGTCGAAACCTACATGAACCCCGAATGGGCAAGTATCATCATCGAATCAGGAAGAGAAGGAAAACACATTACAGATTTTCTTATCAAACTTGGTATCAGTTGGGAAACTCACTATGAACTCATAAAAAGAAACAAGAGGTATTCTGAAACCATCAAAGAATATAACAAACTCTGTGAACAGTGGTGGTTTGATAAAGCACACCGTGCCATGTCATCAGATTCATCCAACAAGTTCAATCAGAGATTGTGGTTACAGATTGTCAAGAATAAATTCAGAGACAATTGGTCCGATAAAAAAGAATTGGATATCACAACTCAAGGGGAAAAGATTAAAGAAGAGAACCCTGTTAAAATTGAAATCATAAGGAGAACAATTAATGGCACCGAAGAAGAACCTATCTAACGTCAGTGTTAAAACAACCTTTGGAAAACGTAAGGGTGGGAAACCAAAGAAACACAAAGGACCAAAGGAATCAAATAAATCAAAATATCGGGGACAAGGTAGATGATAAATTAAATATGGCAACAATTCACGAACTTACAAACACAATAGATGTAGAAACGCCATTAGGTTATGGTAAAGCCATTGCTTGGATAGATTATGGAAGTCAGGTCAATACTGTATGGAAAGTTGTTTTGTATGAAAATGGTGATGTTAGAAACTTTTATGATGATGATATAAAAGTATATCCTAACAAGATGGACGGTGGAGAAATCAAATAATGGATAAACCAATACAAAAGAAATTATTATGAGAACGAAGATAGAAGGATTCAATACGTTTTCTAATTTTGATACAATACAGATTGCGGTAGATTTTCAAAAACGTGGAAAGAAAATAAATTCATTCCAAATTATATTTGGGGGATACGCGACCTTTAATGACGACACGTGGAAAAAAGATAACAGAGATTATATTCATGGGTTGAAAAAATTTTTCTACAAGAGAGTTAAAGATGGTTATTACAAAGAAAGATTTCTTTTGATAGATGGTACACCAAACTCAGTAGAGAAAAATAAATCAGGTTTAATATTCCACGAAGTATTTTTTTTCTTGGAGGAAGAATACGATAAATCATTTGTTATTGATTACCTGAAAGGAGTTTTCATTGACCTCAATCAATATCACAGGGACCATAGTAGAATTAAGTTTCAGAAGTATAAACATTACAAACAGGATAGATTTGTCCAATGTTAAAACAACGATAGTATTTGAACACCTGTTGAATGCTCAGGAACTTGGAAAAAAGATTGTGACCGCACAAGGTGGTAGTCGTAGTGGAAAAACCGTAAACATCTTAATCTTCTACATTCAATTACTTTTACAACATAGAGGGAAAACATTATCAATTGTTAGAAAGACATTACCCTCACTGAAGAACTCAGTCCTCAAAGACCTCACACAATGTCTCGAGTGGTTCGAAATCTATAACCCTTCATCGTGGCACAAACAAGATGGATACTATGTCCTTCCCAATGGTTCAATTATTAATTGGTTCAGTTGTGATGAACCACAAAAACTCAGAGGGTCCAAAAGAAATTATTTGTATTGTAATGAAGCAAACGAACTGACCCTCGAAGATTGGAGACAACTCATTATGAGAACGGAAGAGTTCTCCGTTCTTGACTTCAACCCATCTGAGATTAATTCGTGGGTATATGATTTGGAAAAACGTGAGGATTGTTATTTCTTCAAAACAACGTGGAGAGATAATCCTTTTATCCCAAAATCAATCGTTGAAGAAATCGAACGATTGAAAGAAACAGACGAAAATTACTACCGCATTTATTCTCTTGGGGAGAGAGGTATTCCCACAACACTTGTATTCAACAAATGGAATCTCATAGATGAAATACCACAGGGTTGTAAACTCCTTGGTCGTGGTATGGACTTCGGATTCAATGACGCGACCACACTGATAGAAGTATGGAAGAGAGATGACGAACTATATCTCAAGGAATTGTTATATGTAAAGAATTTAACGATGGGTGATATCATCTATAAAATCGACCAATTTAAGATTGAAAAGACGGACCAAATATGGTGTGACTCCGCTTTACCACAAAATATCGAGGAATTACGTCGTGTTCGGTATAACGCAAAACCTGTCTCCAAACAATCCATACTCAGTGGACTCGATAAAATAAAACGACACAAGGTCTTTATTACAAATGATTCTCCGAATATATTAAAAGAGTTCCAATCCTATAAATGGAAGACAGACAAGGATGGTAAACTATTGGATTCTCCCTGTGATTCTGACAATCATACCATAGATTCCGTTCGGTATGTATTGGATAGTGTGTTAGATAAACGACAGGGTAACTACAAAGTATTAATA